CGAGCTATATAAATGGAACTTGAAACATCAAATCCGCCGTAATCTCCTTCCAAAAACTTGCTATGTCGCGAAAGTTTAGTGACCAATTTACCGGCGTCAGAATACATTGAAATTCCCACTGCAACACAAAAAGCATCGGAAAACTCAACCATGCGACTATAAAATTGCGCCAACATCATCCGACACACCACTAAATAAACCAGTTGGCTCATATAAAAGAGGCGTGTTTTTCCACTAGCACACTTAGAAAGTTCGCGAGGTTCATCTTTTAATTGCACACTTGTAAAAGGATGCACCATTTCCTTTGCCAAATACTTACGAACATGTTCATTCAATTCAATTCGCAAATCTTCAATTGGCTCTCGAATAAGTGGATTTTCCTGGACCATCAACAGATACTCGTGTTTCTTTCCAGGATATCCATACGCTGCACTTGTAGAAGTATTGATTCTTCGAATATATGGATCATCCAATATCCCATTTATAGCCTCTTCAATCGTTAAAGGAGAAATTGGACTGTTAATCTCAATACGTGAACATATTCTATTAAAATAAACATCAATACATTTACGCAAAATTTTCATATCAAGCGGTGGAGCATCATTATCCATTTTTCTCAATCCTATATTCAAAGGACTGATGTATTCGCCTTCCACAATTGTAGGCATCATCATCGGGCGACCGAAACAAACACTTGGCTTAAACCCAAACTCACGGAATAACAACGCATCAACGTCGTTACAATACGGAGTAGGTTCGAGTTTTGATTTCTTTTTGATCATAACTTTTTCGCCAGTGAATCCATAGTAATTGATATATGGGTAAGACTCGTGCACAAAACAACTCTTGCGCATAGGATCCTCAAGATGCATATCCACGAAACCCTGAGAGTACACCTCCACAATGGGAGATTTCTCATGCAACAAACGCAATCCTTTCGTCAACATGGCTTGGTTTAAATACATCGCGAATCCTTCCGTTGTCTTATCACCCCCTGAAAAGTGAATACCAGCAATTGCAACACCATGTCTATCAACCTGCACCAACAGTGGCAAACCACAATCTCCTCTCTGGTGTTGTGGGAAATCATACATCAAATAGTCAGTTACATTAAATTTTCCAACATGTTCATCTTTCACCGTGATCAAGTCTGTCTTGAAATAGACACGAGTACTATGTCCTTT